TCACGCCGACCGATGGCACCAGCGACACCCGCGGCTGGTGGGCGAGCTATTACGACGACAACCCGGTGATCGGCTCGAATCTGTGGCAGCTCGACCGCGCGAAGAAAACCCGCAACACGCTCGGGCTCGCCCGCCGATGGACTCTCGATGCGCTGCAATGGCTGATCGATGACGGGATCGCCCGCGACATCCAGTGCAACACGTCCTGGCTCGCCTCGGGTCATCTCGCGATCGCCGTCGCGATCACCAAGCCGGACGGGACCGCAACGCGCTTTATGTACGGCTGGGCCTGGACCGGGCTCGCCGTCCTGCAATCCCCGATCGCCGTCCCGAGGATCTGATGCCGTTCGCCCGCCCGACGCTCACCGATCTTCGCAATCAATCGATCGAGGATGTCACGACATCGGGCGTCCCCGGGCTTACCGGGCTGCTAAGAAATGCCGTCCTGCGCGTGCTCGCGTGGTGCATGGCGGGCCTCGCTTATTCGGTCTATGGTTACGCCGATTGGATCGCCCGGATGGGCGTCCCGTTCACCGCGGCGAGCGAATATCTTTACGCCTGGGCGGCGCTGATCGGGATCTACCCGAAAGAGGCGACGGCGGCGAGCGGCTCGGCGCAATTCACGGGCAACCCCTCGAACGTGATCCCGTCCGGGACGCCGCTGCGCCGCATCGATGGGACGACCTATGTCACGACCGCCGATGGCGTGATCGACGGGACGGGCTCGGTGATCGTGCCGATGCTCGCCGACGAGCTCGGCGCCGCGACAAACTGCGATCCGGGGACCGTGATCAACATCGGCTCGCCGATCAGCGGCATCAACTCCGCGGGCGTCACGATCGGCGCGACGACGGGCGGCGCCGATCAGGAAACCGACGAGGCTCTCCGGACGCGGATGCTCGCCAAATACCGCGCCCCGCCGCAGGGCGGCGCCGTCGCCGACTACACCGAATGGGCGCTCGAGGTATCGGGATGCACCCGGGCGTGGATTGTCGGCGGCGGCTACGGGCCCGGATCCGTCGTCGTGTTCCCGATGTTCGACGACGCGGAGTCGGCCTTTGGCGGGTTCCCGCAGGGCGCGGACGGATGCGCGACGGAAGAGTCTCGCGGCCCGACCGCGACGGGCGATCAATTGCTCGTCGCCGAGCACATTTACCCGGTCCAGCCGGTGACATCCCTCGTCTATGTCGCGGCGCCCGTGCCGTTCTCTGTCGACGTCACCCTCGAAGGGCTCGACCCGAACACCGCCGACATGCGGGATCAGATCACCGCGAGCCTCGTCGACGCCTTTCTGATCATCGGCGAGGTCGCGGGCGTCGTTTGGCCGTCCGATCTTTACGAGGCGATCCTCGCGACGCCGGGCGTCAACCATTTTACGATGACCGCGCCGGATGATGCGCTGCAGGCGCCCGATGGCGCCCTCCCCGTCATGGGGACGCTGACGGTCATCTAATGCCGCCGCCGGTCTACACCGCCGAGGATTATCTCGGGCAATTCCAACGGCTGTTGCCGCGGGGCCGAATCTGGCACCGCGGATGGGGCTGGTTGCAAGACGCCGACCTGTTGACGCTGATGCCGCTATGGGCGCGGCTGAACACGCGCCTCGGCGAGCTGATCTATGACATTTTCCCGTGTTCGACGTCGGGCCTCCTCCCCGAATGGGAGGCAACCCTCGGACTGCCGGACCCGTGCACCGGGCCGCTCCCGACGCAACAGCAACGAGTCGCCGCCGTCTGCGGAAAATTCGCGGCCCGCGGCGGACAGAGCCGCGAATACTTTATCCGCCTTGCCGCCTCGCTCGGGTTCGAGATCGAGATCGAGGAATATGTCCCGTTCTATGCCAGCCGCGGGCGCGCGGGCGATCCGGTCTATGACGAGAAATGGGCCTATGCATGGCGCGTGATCGCCAATCCGGTTCAGGTGATCTACTTCCATGCATCGATCTCGACCGCGGGCGATCCGCTCGCGACCTGGGGCAATAAGGTGCTCGAATGCATGTTCGAGGCGCTGAAGCCCGCGCACACCGAGATCGTCTTTAGCTACACGCTCAATTCGTCGCGCTGGGATGACGGGTTCTCGATTTGGGACGAGGGATTCTCGATCTGGGATGAAGGGTTGGTGATCGATGTCCAGCCAAATTGACGACACCTTTCCCGTCACCGGCAAACCGGAAACGCAGTCGGTGCGGGCCAATTTCACCACGGCGAAGCAAGAGATCACCGCATTGCAAGCCGCGACGACGGGCGGGCCATTTCTACCGCTCGCCGGGGGCCGTCTGACGGGTCCGGTGTACCTGTGGAACGATCCGACCGATGTCATGATGCCCGCGACGAAGGGCTATGTCGACGCGCACGCGGGGAGCGGCGGCGGCGGCGGCATCCCCGAGGCGCCCGCCGATGGCAAAACCTACGGGCGCGATTCCGGCGCCTGGGTCGCCGCCGTGCCGCTTGCGGGCGACACGATGACCGGGCTTCTCACGCTGTCGGGCCCGCCGACCGCGAACCTACACGCCGCGACGAAAGCCTATGTCGACACGATGGGCGCCGCGGCGGCTGGCGCCGTGCAAAAGGCTGGCGACACGATGACCGGACTCCTTACGCTCTCCGGCCCGCCGACCGCGAACCTACACGCCGCGACGAAGCTCTATGTAGACTCGGCGGCGGCATTACTCGCGCCGATCAACAATCCGACCTTTACCGGCACCGTCACCGCAGGCGGGTCGGGGCATATCTTCGCCGCCTCGGGCGCGCCGTCGCTGGTGCTCAACGACACGACACTCGGGCGCCCGGTTTTTGGCCTGTTCAACAGCGGCGCGCTTTTCGGGATCGGCCTCGCCAGCCTCTCAACCGGCAACGCCAACGGGACGCCGTTTTTACGGATTGATCAGACCGGGATCGTCACTTTGAGCGGCCCGCTGACGGTATCGAGCGGCGGCGTCACGCTGACGAGCGGGAATCTTTCGCTGTCGAATGGTGCCATCTTTATCGCAGGCGGCGAGGCGCTCTCGGGTGCGGCGGCAAACACCGGCTGGACTAACGTCTATGACAACGGCGGTCTTCCCACGCTGGTCCTGGGCAACAGCGGTTCGCCAGCCAACTACCAGCGGCAAACCCAACACATTTTCCAAGATCGGGCGGCATCGACAAATTTCGCGGTGATCGACGGTGGGGGAATCCATTTAAACGACGGCTATCAGCTTCTATGGAACAACAACACCGTCTCGATTTTTTCGAGCGGCGGGGCGATCTACCAAAGAGTGCCGGTCAGCGGCGGGCAATTCATCTGGCAGAGCCTTGACGCATCGTTTCAATATGCCGTGTTCAATAGCGTCGGAACCTACAATGCATCGGGCGCGTGGCTGGTCCAATCCGACCGCGAGCTGAAAGAGGACATCGCGCCCTACATGCGCGGCCTCGATGCAATCCTCGCGCTTCGACCGATCTCGTTTCGGTACAAGGAGGGAACGACGTTTGCGAGCGCCGATCAGCATATCGGGCTGATCGCCGACGAGGTAGCGCCGCACTTGCCCGAGCTCGTCGGCGAATTCACCGATGATGGGCGCACCGTCGCAACGCTCGCACCGGGGAATCTGGTCTATGCGCTGGTGAATGCTGTCAAAGAGCTGGCGGCGCTCGTCAAAGACCTAGCGGCGCGCATCGAAGCGATCGAGGCCCGCCTATGACACCGATCAATCCTGAGATGCCGCTCGCCGTGACGCTCACCGCGGCGGAGTGGAATCAAGCTCTAGCGATTTTGAGCGAGGCGCCTTACCGCGTCGTCGCAACGATCATCGGAAAGATCACCGAGCAAGCGAGCGCCGCCGCCGCGCCGCCGCCGGTGCCAAACGGGAGTGCCGTGCATGTTCCGAATTGATAACCCTACCGCCTCAACGACTCTGCCGACGGTCAAGCCGGTCGGCAATCCCGGCTTTTTTACCGCGGGCACCGTCGGAGGACAGGCGGCGACGATCGTCGAAGCCGATTGGCTCAACACCGTGCAAGAGGAATTGATGGCGATCATCGCCGCCGATGCGCTGGTGCCGAGCAAAACGACGAATAACCAGGTGATCACCGCGATCCTGGCGCTGATCGCGAACAACACCCGCCGCCGTCTAACCGGGCCGCTCGATCTCTACGTCTCGCCCTCGGGCTTCGATACCAACGACGGGCTGACGCCCGGCACCGCGTTCGCCACGCCGCAAGCGGCGTGGAATTACATCATGTCGAAGCTCGATGTCGGGGCGCAGACGATTACCGTGCATCTCGCGCATGGCACGTATGGACATACGAATTTCCTCGGGACGCCGGTCGGATCGCAAGCCGGGATCATCTTCCGCGGCGATCCGACGACGCCCGCCGCGGTGGTGATCGCGGGCAACAACAACAACGCCGTGGATATGTACGGCGCGATGATCGTCGATTTCGATGGCGTGACCATCGAGGCGACCGGGACAGCGCAAAACGCCAGCGGCTTTAATGTGCAAGGCGGCGCGCAACTGCAGCTCCAAAACATGAATTTCGGGCCCACCGCGGGCACGCACATTTTCGCCGACATGGGTTCGATCGTGCAAATCGCCGGGCCCTACTCGATCAGCGGCGGCGCCTATAATCACCTGGGCGTTGCCTCGACCGGGATCATCACCGTGGGCGGCGGACTGCCGAATTTCAATTTCACCTTGACCGGCACGCCAAATTTTACCGGGGCCTTTGCGATGGCGTTGCAAAACGGAACGCTCGGCTTTCAGCGTCCGGGCTACACCTGGGTCGGCGCCGCGACCGGGCAACGCTACTCGGCGACGACAAACGCGGTCATCCGCTGCGACGGCTACGGACAGAACTATTTCCCCGGCTCGATCGCCGGGGCCGTCTCGACCGGCGGCGTCTATGTGCCGTAAGAGGGAGGAGGACTCACCATGACCACGGGCATCTGGTTCTGGATCCTTTACGTCGTCTCGCTCGTATTCTCGGGCGGCTGGTACTGGCGCAATCCCGCCGCGCAACCGTTTGGGCCGTTCTCCCTGATCTTTTTTATCCTGATCGGCTTGCTCGGGATCGGCGCTTTCGGATCGCCGATCCGATAACAGCTAGGGCGCCTCGTCGTCGCGCTCGATCTCCGCCCTGATCTCCCGCTGCAAGGCGGACAGCTCGCGTTGCCGGATCCGGAGCAACCGGCGCAGATCGAGCCACAGGACCGCCGGGATCTTCCGGCGCCCCGAGTGCCATAGCCGCACCTCGCCGTTAGGCAAACCGAGCGCCTTTGAGAGTTGCGGGATCCACCGCTGCCCGTAAAGCAAGCGGCCCGCCCGCGTTAATAGCTCCTCAGACTCCATCGGCGCCCTTACGCGCCTGGGTCTAAAGAATACATCCTTTAGGAAATATCGGGGAAAGTGCCTAAGCGAGGGCTGGGCTGATCAGCTATGCGTCGGGGCGTGCGGCAAGATCCTGGCGAAATAATCGACGCGGGCCCGATGGGGATTGAACGCGCCGCAACCCGCGAGCCAGAAAATCCGCGATTATTTGAAGCTCAGAATCTCGCGAATACATCAGCCCCGCTTGCGGGCTTGCTCGATCGCAAGATTGAGCTCGACGAGGCCCGCCTCATCCCTTTGCCCAACCGGATTCGTGAGCCGGTAATTCGCGATCTCGCCGGACCTTGACGCCGATCCGGTTCTGTCGAGGCGCGAGCGCGGCGATCAATGCGCGTTCTAACCGGATGCGCTCCGTTAGTTTGGTGCCAATATAAAAAACCTGATCGAAGGGACGACCGGCGATCCTGTGACCGGCAACCCGATGATGCATGTTCAAACTAGAGCCGACGTAAACAATCTCCCCGCCGAGCATCAAGAGATAGACACCAATCGCCGGGCGATGCCCGTTGCTGGCTCGCTCCAATGATGTAATAGCCGCTTCCTTTCTCGCCGGGGGCAGCGGCGTTCCGGCAAGAGCTGCGCGATATGCCTCGATGAATTTGGCGCTCCCTGGTCGGCCCGGTAGGGCGATCAAAAGCCCGCGACGCCTGAAATAATTTCGGCGCTTGCCGTGCCGGTCAGTGAAGCTCTTTAGATATCTCAGCTTACCGTCTCGCCGTTGCGGGACGGGACGTTGATCGGCATTATCTGGTTTGCCAGTTTTTCGGGGCATCCGGCCAACCTATTGATGCTGTTTGGGTCCGTTGAGGGTGGTTTGCTAGTGCTATGTGTCTGATATGGCGAGATCGCCGCATTTCGCCGGGATATCAGACGCGAATTTTTTGGCATTGAAACTCAACGATTTTTCCCTCGATTGAGCAAACCTGGCGCGGTTGGTTTGCTAATGTGCTTTCCCGCGGGATCGGCGGGATCGTCGTGGAATACATGACAATTCCCGCAATACCGCTCCTCGACATCGTGCCGGTTATGGCTCGTCAAGCCGCATGTCTCGCAGGTGATCGCGCGACCGTCGAGCGTGATCGTGTAGCGGCGGCTCATGGCTCACGCATCGGATTTGCACGGGATCAAAACGATCATCGGATCGTCGTCGCGACCGGCGGCTGTCACGGCGCCTTGCCATCCGCAAGCCTCGCAGCGGATCAACCATGTCCCGACGCCCTGCGCGGGATATGGCACGTGAACCAAACAGCGGACGCTCGCGCCTTGTGTGAGATCAACCGCGATGCCGCGGGGATATCTCGGATCGGGCGGGCTTCTCGCAGGCTCGCGGCTGCGCCAGAGCCAGTCGATCGGGCCGCGGAAAATCATAGCTTCGCTCCCCGGCGCGCGGCGATCTCGGCAACCCGGCGCGAGCGTTCCGCCTCGTCGCCGAGGCGATCGTCGCGGATGATCGGCGTCGGGAGCGATCGCTCGATCTCGCCATCCTTGTTGCGCGCGAAGGCGATCGACTCCTTGCCGCCATAGAGGCGCCAAAGCACGGCAAGCCCTTTGTTGATCAGGGCGGCGATGATCGCCGTCCCCGGATCCTGCCGCCATGCATCATCGAAGCCCTGCGATACCCAAATCTGCGCCGCGGGCGTCTCGACACCGTTTAGGCGGATCAGATCGACGAGCTCGTCGACGACGAAGCCGACGCGATCGGGCCGCTCCGCCTCGGGCCAGTCCGTAGGATCGCTGCGGAGCCACATACAAGCCCATGCGGCGCACGATCGGGGGCGGCTGGCATAGATGCCGCAGCCGGGCCCGCTGGCGTGCAAGACGCCGTGACGGTGGACGCAATCCTCGAATGATTTTTTGTTGAGCTCCGCCACGCCGATAAGCTGGCAACAGAGGGTGCAGCCGCCGCAGCTCCGCTTGATGGGCGGGACGATGCGGGAGATCCCGCGGGCGAGCGGCTCGATGCTCATAGGATCTCCAAATCCTCGCGTGATCCGAACCGGACGAGGCGCACCGGGTACCCGCCCATTTTGTGAATGAATTCGGCATGGGGGCGTAAGCTTTTCATGCGGTCCATGTCGGCGCCGACGAGCGGCATATGCGTGCCGCCGATCTGTGCCGAACAAACCCCCTCGCCGCCGTCCGGCTCCGTCGCAACCCATGCATAGATCGCCTCGATGCTTTGCCCGGTGCCGGGCCGATACGAGGCTGTCATAGCTCCTCCATAAATTCCGCGTCGCCCGTCACGATCATTTGGCGCCCCGCAGCAACTCTCGGCGCGCGATGTCGCAAAGCTCGGTTTTCTGCCCGGGATGCGCGTCGCACCATTGCAATTGCATATTGAACGACGTCACGATCATGAGTGGATCGCAATGCCACAACGGACTCGGGCCGTCGGCGCCGGGATGCGCCTCGCACCATGCCGCAACCTCATGCATCTTGGCATCGAGGCCCGCGGCTGCCTCGGCGAGCAGCCGCGGATCGACATCGCCGAGCTTCGCCGCTGAGCCGCTGGGCGGCGGCTGCGGCTCCGATAAGACCGGCGGCGGGCTTTTGTTACTCAGGACTTCATACCCGCCGATCAACAAGGCGCCGACGATTAGGATCGGAACAAGGCGCCGCCATTTTTCCTTATCAACCTGATTCATGCCGCCCCTCCCGCCGCGATCATCTTGCCCATCGCGCGCTCGGCGAGCTTTGCTTGATTACGATCCCGCGCATAGATCATGAGCGTTTTCGGATCGCGGTGGCCGGTGATCGCCATGATGTCGAGGAACTCGACACCGAGATCGACGAGGATCCGGACAATCGCCTTTCGCAGACCATGCGCCCGAGCTTGCGGCGGGAGGCCCGCCTCGTTGCACCATCCGGCGAACGCCTTGCCGAATGTGTCCGCGCTGTAATCCCTGCCGCCGTTCGCCGGATTGCCGAGGAGCGCGAGTCCACTATCCCGCGGCGGCATCGCATCGATCGCGGCGCGAAGCGCGGGCGTTACCGGGATCGAAACCCAAATGTTTTTCTTGGCCGTCTTTACCGGCTTGATGCGGATCTTCCCGTCGCGGACATGCTGGCGCCCGAGGAGCACGAGATCGCTGCGCCGCAAGCCCGTGTTGAGCGCGATCTCCAACGCGAGCCGCGCCGCCGTGCCGAGGGGATGATGCGCGCGATACCGCTCGATATCCTCGTCTAGCCAGGAATAATGCCCCTCCTCGTTGACAAGGCCGCGCTTTTTCAAGCCCGTCGTCGGATCATCATTGCGATAGCCGAGGGTCCGCGCGTGCTTGAAGATCGCCCGCATGACGCGGAGCAATTCGTTCGCGGAGCCGGGCTTTTTCTTCGCGACGCCGTTGAAGATTTTCGCGAGCGCCGCGTGCTCGAACACGCGAATATCCTTTTTGCCGAAATGCTCGCGGAGCTGTTTGAAGCCCGCCTGATAGGACCGCTTCGAGTGATGCGCCAAGCCCTGATAATCCGCCGTCTGCATCAACGAGACGACGACCGCATCGAGGGAGCGCGGGATCGTGCGCTCGGCGCCGACGCCCGGACCATCCGGCGGCAAAGGCTGGCCGTTGAGCGCGGCGGTGTACTGCGCCCACCATGTCGCCGAGCCAAACTTCGCCGTGAGAGGGATCCGGACGCCGCCGCGCCGGAAATAGCAGATGGGCTTTCCCCATCGCGTCTCGAACAGATTAACGTATTTTATTCTCAACGAAGGCATTGATTTGATCCTCATCGATTGTCGTGTTGTCCGCATCGAGGCCCGGCTTTTCCGTAAGCACTATGCTTACGCCACCATCCCGGATCTCGACCCGCGCCACCGTTCCGCCCGCTCGCTTGACCGCTCGAATAGCGGCTGTAACATCTCGCTCGCGGAACGTAAGGCGGACGCGGGCCATTAAACTACGCCCCGGCTTTCCCGTTTGCCAGTTGGCGAGGCGCCCGACCGCCGCGATTATCAATTCTCTGTCCGGATTTCACCGATACGCCGGTCCTTTGGGCGCGGCGAAGCTCCCGCTGCAGCTCCTCGGTCCAGTACCAGCGGACGGCGCGATCGGCGTCGGCGAGCGTCGGGCCGAGGCATCGCGCCAGGGCGCGCAGGACGATGTAGGTGTGACAAGGGCTGGCGGGATCCTCGACGAGCTCGCGGGCGATCGCGCGCACCAGCTCCGCCGACAGATCATCGGCGCGGCGCTCGGCGTCGTAAGAGAGTTTCATAGGGGGCGCTCGACGCGGTAACCGCGGGATTCGAGGATGCTAGCCAACGCCTCGTTGGTGACCCATTCGGGCGGTCCCAAAAAGCTACGTTCCAACCTGACTTGCGCCTCGGTGGAAAGCGACCGTCCGTTAGCTCTGGCCGCCGCTTCAAGCTGAGATTTTAGCGCGGGAGGGGCGCGGAAGCCGACATAAACGCGCGCCGGATTCATGCCGCCGCCCCCCGCCGCCGCCTCGCATAAGAAGCTTCGATGAGCCCGATCAGTCGGTCTAACTGATCGTCGCGCTCGCTCTCCCTGATCCTCGGATGCGCCGCGACAACCTCACCGATGAAAACCGCCATCGCGATGACCATCGATTGTCGAGCATTCTTCATCATATCGGCCCGCAGCAACCGGACGAGCGGCTCGACCTCCTCGATCAACGCCGCCACGATCATTCCCTGTTCGAGTCCCTTTACCGTCTCGCGCGTGCTCATGCGGCAACCTCCCGCCGCTGGGCGATCGGCTCGGCGATCCCCGCCTCGATCCAATAGGACGCGCCGAGGCCCGCGGCGGCGAGATCGGGGAGCTGTTCCCGCCGCGATAGCGTCATGCAGACGAGCGCCGGGGGGATCTGCGGGTCGGCGAGGAGATCGAACAAGCCCGAGCGCATCTGCGCGTCGAGGATGTCCGCCGCGTCGATCACGACGAGCTCGGATCCGTCGAGCCGCGCCATCGCGAGCTGCAGGATGATCCGGACCCGATATTGCTCGGACGAGGACAACAGCGCATAGGGGCGCCCGCCATAGGCGAGCGACATCGCCGGATCGATCGCGACGGCTTTCCAGCCCGCCGCCTCGCAAAGCGGGGCGAGCTGCGAGCCGTTAAAGACATCGAGCACCCGGGCGAGCTTGCGTCCCCGCAAGCCATCCGGCGCGAGCTGTTCGAGAAGCAATTCGTTTCCGCGGATGTTCGCGGCAATGTTGTCCGCCTCGGCGCGCTGGCGGAACGCCTGCAGGCGGCGCTCGGCGGTCGCCAGGGCGTCTCTCGCCGCCTCGACGCTACCACTGGCGCCGGACGCCTGGGGTGCGCTGTCGAGCCTCTGGCGGGCGTCAGTGGCGGTCTGCAGCAGCTCTCGCGCCCGAGCTGCCGCCCGTCGCGCCGCGTTGAGCGTGTCCGTCTCATGGGCGATCGCGCCGTCCGCGTCGGCGATCGCGAGCCGCCGCCGCTTCAATTCGCCGGGATCGACGGCGAGCGGCGCCTGTTCGAGCCGCGTCTCGACGAGCGACACCCGCCGGAGGATGAGAAGCCCGCCGCAATGCGGGCACGGCATCTCGGCGCCTCGATCGCTGGTGTCCGGCGGGAGGGCGATGCGGGCTTGCTGCGCCGCTTCGAGGGCTTGCTGTTGCCGCTCGATCGCCGACTCCGCCTCGGCGAGCCCTGCCGTGCGCTCCTCGATCGTCGCCGCTTCCTGGCGCAGACGATCGAGATCGACCGCGGCGACCGCCGCGGCGCCGACCGCGCGATTGTGCGCCGCCGTCGCATCATTCACCACGGCGAGGAGATCCGTCTCGACGGCGCCGTCCTCGACGATCGTCTCCGGGCGCCAGGATGCGGCAACCCGCGAGCCGTAATGGGCGCCCGTGATCTGCCGCCATCGGCCTTTCAGCTCGGCGCCCGTCTCGCGGCGGAGCTGATGGGCGCCATCCCAGCCATGTTGCTCGATCAATTGCCAGACCCGATCGATCACCGGGCCCGCATCGAGGTCGCGGAGGGCGGCGGCAAGATCGTCCTTTGTCGGATCGGCTTTGAGATACACCGCCAGGACTCGCCCGCGATCCTTGACGTCGAGGGCGGCGATGCTCGTCAGCCCGGCGGCATACTCGCTCGACCTGGGCGGCGTGCCGTTGGTTGTCGCCTGCGCCGCGGGCCAATCGATCCGGGCCGTTCCCGATTCGCCCCGCAACTCGACAAATGCCGCGGATTGCCCGACGCGGACCAGAACGCCCGCGGAACCGCGGGACAGTCCCGCGACCGGGAGGGCGTTGCCATAAGCGGCGGCGCCAGCGGCTTGCGCGATCGAAGTCTTGCCCGCGCCATTCCTCCCGCCGAGGAGCGCGATGGGCGGGAGCTCGAGGTCGGCCCGCTCGCAGCCGCGGAAATCGCGGATCCGGACGCTGATCATGCTTCGAGCTCCAATTCGTCGAGAGCCTCGACGACGGCTTGCGCCGCCTGTTTGACGCAAGGCCAAGCGTGTTTTCGATCGTCGCTTAGGGCAAACGGCGGGATCGCATCGAGCAACTCGCGCGCGGCCACGATGAGACGGATCGGGGCCGCTTCGAGATCCGCCGGGGCGATCAGCCGCGCATGAAGCTCGCGGATTAACCGGAGCGTTTCGGGCCGGACGAAATTGTTTTCCCAAGCCATGTTGTTCCAACCGACGCCGCCGAGCGCCGCTTGAATCGCATCGATTATGTCGCGCCGTTCCATGCCGACAATGCGCTCGGCGATAATCTCGGCGAGCTCGCGCTTGCGCTTGCTGGCCTCCGCCCATTGCGCGTTGATCCGCGCCATGTGTTCGCCCGCGCGCCGCTGACGATCGCCTTTCATGCCGCCCCCCGCTCGATCGCTTTCAATAGCTGTTGACGGCACAGAGTCTCGACGTGGCGGGCATGCCGAAAGGCATTGCGTAAGTGTCCGAGAATCCGGGCGTCGACCGGATCGTCGATCTGATCGACTGCCGCTTGCAGCGAGTAACTCGCGGTTTGGGCGCGCACCAAAACGGCGATCGCCTGATCCTGAGTCATCGCGCGACACCTAATCGAACGACACGCGCCCGCGCGGCGGCGGCGCGTCCGTGTCAAGCTGCGCGTTGCGCGTTTCGCCTGCGCGTTGCGCGTCCGGCTCGGGCGTTTGGGCGTCCGGCTTGGGCGGCGCCTCGTTGCGGGGGCGTCCGCGCTGGCGCCGGGTGGGCTCTTGCTGCTGCTGCGCCTCGCCCGCGGGCGCCGCCTCGCCCTGCGACACCGCCAGCCCGAGAGCCTGCGCCGCGGCGACGAAGGCGGGGAGCTTTCCGTCGCGCGCCGCATCGCCGAGGCCCGCGATCTGATCGAGGGTCAACGCCTCGACCGCATGCCGATCGATCGCAATCGCCCGCTGCGCGGCGAACCGCAACACGCTCGACCGCTTCTCCTCGATCACGCCGCCCGTGATCGTCTCGCCTTTGCCTAATTTCAGCATCTCGGCTTTCCAGCGGATCGCGATATCCTGCGGGATCAGCGAGAGGATCGCGTTTCGGTACGCCTTCGACTGCGCGATTTTCTGATAATGGGGCTTCTCGTAATCGCCCGATTCCCGGCTGTGGCCGATCTTTTCCTCGCGCGCCTCGACTTGAATCGTGTTGCCCGTCTTTAGATCCGTGATCTCGCAAAGACAGGAATAAAAATCGGGCTCGCTTTCGAGCTCCGGAACGATGCTGCATCGCGTGTCGCCCGCAAAATTCTCATGGGGGAAAGCGCGATATTCAAACAAGGCGCCGGTCTTTTGCACGCTCCCGACGAGGCGATGCTTCAACCCGCGATAAAGATTCGCGAGATGCCGCGCGCCGACAACAGAGATCCCCGAAACCTCGGTCCCGTTGATCTTGAAGTGATAAACGAATTTATCGCTCGCCGAGCCGTGCAACGCCTCGTCGGCGACGAGGGCGTTATCCCTCGCGTCCATCACATGCCACGCATCAACGTCGAAGCCGCCCGCGACGGAGCGCACCGCTTCGAGCGTCTGCGCCGCGCGCGGGCTAACGAGCTGGGGGCGGGCTGCGCTCTGCATCATTCCTCCTATGCGGCGTCGCCGCTGTTGCTCTTGCGACATAACCCGGGGCCACAAAACCCGGCGCCAAAGGCCGCGCTTCTCGGCGTCGCTCATGGGTTAGCCGAAAGCTGGAATTTTGGATGGGCGTCCCCCCTTACCGAGGATCGGCACGCCGCTACGGTGTAGTGAAGTTCTGATCGCCTGATCGTTAACGCCATAGACTCTTGCGATCGCCGCGACGTTCGCTCGCTCACGATAAAGCGCGGCAATTTCGGCATCGAAACCGGGAAGGTCGGCGATGCCATGTCTCGCTAAATGTCTCGCGCTTAATTTTGGACAACGCCGCCCGCGTCCGCGAACCGCGACGGCAATTCCGCGGAGGCGAAGCCGATGCACGATCGCGTTGTGACTCATGCCGATGACGTCGCGGATTTCACGCGCGCTCGCTCCCTGCCGATACTGCGTCACGATCCAATCGTCCAACGCTTCATTCGATACAAAACCGCCCCAACCAAATTTGCGAAAATACGCGAGCGAGATCGCTTTCGACATCTCAGTCGATGATGTCATCCGATTGCGATCTAACCGCTCGCGCATCGCCGCAAGGGCTTCCGGATCGACGCGCCGCTTTGCGTTGGTAGCGAGGATTTTGGTGCGATGTTCCGGGCGTTTCCACATGCGCGTTGACGCCAAGGCGCGCGGCGTTAACGGCTCAAGCAAACCCTTTGAACGCAGGAAATCGACCGCTGCGTCTTTGAGGATTCTCGCCGCAGTCATCGCGTCGCCCTCGGCCCGATCAGCCGATATGGCTTCGCGAACTCTTGCAGGGCGAACTCGGAGAAATGCGCGCCGACCGTCTCGCCGGGTGTAAGGCGCTTGGCAAGCTCGGCGAAAAAACCTCCGAGGCGGCGGCCTAATCGCGCGCACTCCGCGCCCGTGCAATCCTTCAATGGCCTGTTGTATGGCGTTACCCATTCGAGTAACCGTGCCGTCGCCTCCGTCTCGATCCGTTCCTCGTCGCGGCGCCCCAATATCTCGACGACGCCCTGTTTCGCCGCTTCCGCTTCCGCCTTCGCCGCGCGGCGATCGGGCTCGGGTTTGGGATCTTTCACCTTGCGGGCGAGATCACTGGCGACAAACCACATAACGAAAGCGCGTTCCTCCTCATTCTCGAATTCGGAGACTGAGAGAATGTGATTTTGAACGAGCTCGCGAACCTCCGCCGCGCTCGCTGTCGGGCTGCGGAAACCGGCGAGCTTTTCCTCCGGTGACATAACCTGTTTGCGCTTGCGGCGGCGGCGCACCTTTGGCGCGGAACCAACGTCGATCAGCGTCATCATTTCGCCTCCTCTTTTGCGGGATCGCCTTCGTGACAAAAATCCGTCCCGAACGCGGGGCAGTATTTCGGGGAGCACAAGATCGACGACGGATTCGCGGTGAACGCCCACGGATCACCGGGCAGGATGCGCCGCGCCGGATCGCCGTTGCGGAATGTCGAAATGTCACCGGCTATGTGCCTGAGAATGTTCGACGCCGCCGTCTCGGCTGTCACAACCGACACCGTTTTCGACACCGGATCGGGCTGCGGCTTGTTCACCCGCGCCCGCTGGATGAAATCGATCGACGCGCGCTCGATGTCGAGATCATGCGAGCGCGACAACAGCGAATAGCCGCCGAGCTGCGGCGCAAAGCTCGACGGCGGACGGGCGCCGGTTTTGAGATCCCGCACCGCATTCGGCTCGCGCGCCACGACATCGGGTTGACCCGATAGGATCAGCCCTGGCTCGATCTCCGCTTCGAGCCGCTCCTCGACGATGATCGGCTCGACCGTTGGCGCAATGATCCCGTGATAACCGCGGGTCATGCCGAGCGTCTGCAGCTCCGCCTCGCGCGGATTGTGCGTCGCGCCTTGTGGTGTGTCGAACCGGACCTCGCCCGCCGCCAGCTCCTCGCGCAACCAGTCCCGCGCGATGTCCGTCGCGACCGTCACCGGAGGGAGTCGGCCCGAGCGCGCCTTTTCGTCGAGCGTCCCCGCCGCCGCCTTGTGCACCGCGTTGCCGACGGCGGCACCGATCCCGCGCATCGTCCGGCGGAGCTTGAAGCCCGCCGCCGTGATCTCGCGCCAGAACAGCCGCGTTGCGCCGCGCCGCTCGCAATCGGGATAACCCGAGAGCGCCGACACGCGGATGATCGTCGGCGTCATGCCGCGGCCCGCAGGACGAGGACGACGAGGAGGACGATCAATCCCCACGACGCGACGACAAGCCCGCCAGCGACCGCCAGCCGCCAGAAATGGAGCCATCGCAGGCGCCGCGGGCGTCCGGCGGGGCGCAGATAGGGGCGTCCGTCGATCATCGCCGCCGCCGCCCGTTCACAAAATCTTTCGCCGTAACGGCGCTGTTGCTGATCCGCTCGATCTCGACGAGAGCCTCCGCGCTGGGGACGCGCTCGCCGTGCGCCCATCGGTAAACTGTGCTGACATGAAAGCCGCTTTCGTGAGCAAAGCCGGTTAAGGTCCGGCCCGTCTTTTCAATCCATCGAAGAAGCTGCATGGGACAAAATTCTCCCGTTCGCAGACCCGGTTGATTTCCGGGGCGTTAACACGATTTGCGGCTTTTGGGGGAGGTGTCCCCCCACCTATGGGATCACGCTGCCGTCCCGACGATTAGGTTCCCCGGTTGGGGGCTTGTCAACCGGCGAAGATCACTTTTTAATGACTTTCGCCAGATGGCAAATATAGCCTTTTTGGAAGATGCATTAAAAACCTGACTTTAAGGGTTAAAAATTCGCCTCCTGGCGAATGTTCAAATTTTAATAATATCACTCGGCGCTCGACGACACCTGAGAAAGATCAAGCAGTTACTTGGCGCGGATCGCGCCGTTGCTCCGGGACCGCATATTGACAGGGATCAATTCTTGGGCGCAGCCTAGTCCTTTCCGCGGCCCGAACCGAGGGTTTTTCCTGATCCCCGGGCTCGGGTTTTCCCTCGATCCCGGAAGCCAGGGCAGATGGTGGATAGCCCGCATGACAGCAATTCCAACGGCGCCGACCGGGACGCCGCCCAAACTTTAAGCACCACAGCCGCCGACGTCGTGCCGTTGCCGCGCTGGCGCCGGGGCTTCGTCGCACTGCCGCGCGGCTGGCTCGATCATCCCGTGTTTCGATTTCGCGCGTCGGTCTACAGCCGCGCTGAGGCGTTCGCGTGGCTCGTCGAGCAAGCCCGGTATACGCCGCAAGATCACCTCGAACGCGGGCAGCTCCGGGCCTCGATCCGCACGCTCGGCGACGCCTGGAAATGGCACCCGAGTACGGTCTTGAAATTCCTGCGAAATTTACGCGCAGAACAATTAATCGATTTTCGCGGACACGTTGGGAGAACAAATTCAACGCTCATAACGATTTGTAATTACGGCGATTTTCAGCGCGACGCCTCCGACTGCGGAACATTAAACAGAACAATTAAGCCGCGTTCGGTGAACAGAGTCTTAAACCAAGACTCTAACCACCACCCTATCTCCCTAACGGGAGATTCTCCCTCCGTGCGAAACGGAGGGAGGCGCCGCCGGATGACTGCAATCGATAATCTTTGGAAGGGAGGCGCCGATGCCGTCGAGGCAATCCTCGCGAGAGACGCTGCACGCGCTCTCGGCGATGGTGATGCGCCTGTTGCAACACTACTGGACAGCGAACGAGACGAGCGCGTCGCGCCGGACACAGATCGAGGATTGGATCGAGGATCTGCGGGAGTTTCCCTTGGCAACTGTTGAGCGCGCTTGCCAGGAATGGCGCCGCCAGCCCGAGCCGCGCCGACCGTTGCCGGGGGATATCCGCCGCCTCTGCATCGAGAGCATGTCGGCGCCATCCGCGGCGGCAATCGAGGATCCGCACCGTGCCGAACGGGAGGCGGCGCGGCGCCGCCGCGGCGAGGATGACGCCCGCGAGGGGCGCGATCTCATCAACCGCTGGGCGCGGGCAAAGGGGTTCGCCGACGTCGACGCGATGGCGGCGGCGCGCGGGGTCCACTGGTCGCTGATCTACCGCGAGCACATTGCCGAGACGCTCAACCGCTCGACCATCGTCGGCAAGGCGCCGCGCCCGGCGATCGGCGACGTCGCCCGCGTCGACCGGGAGACGCGCGGCGCCGCCTCGCAAGATCGGCTGTTCGGTGACTGATGTCCGCCGCCGCCCGCTTCCGTCTCACCGCGCCCGAGCCGTTGGAGCTCGACACGCACGCGGCTTGCGCCGACGCGCTCGATCGCCTGCTGATGCCGCCCGCTATGTGGTTCACCTATCCCGCGGGCGCCGTGCAACTGACACCGCAGCAGGCGGCGCGGTATTCCCGGCTCGGACTGAAGCGCGGGCTTCCGGACATCTGGATCATTTACGACGGCGCTTGGTGTATCGAGCTGAAGCGGCACGGTGGCACGTTGTCGAAAACCCGCAAGGTCTACACGCGCCACGGCTCGCCTCGGATCCTGGCGGGGCAAGAGGACGTGTTCCCGCAGCTCTTGGCGGCGGGCGTGCAAGGGATCGGGATCTGTCACTCGCCCGAGGAGATGCTCGCCACGCTTCACCGCTGGGGAATTCCGTTGCGCGGGAGGGTCGCAGCGTGAGTGCGCCGACACTCGACCTTGTGCTCGATTCACCGGTAAAGGTTGGAGGCAAAGCTTACGACCGCTTGCACCTTGCGGAACCGACCGCGCGAATGCTGGAAATAGCAGAAAGGGAATTCAATGGCGGCACGACTATTTACGCCCTGCGCCGGTATCAGATTTCGTTGGTCTCGGTCGCTTCCGGTGTCCCGCGGAAGGTCGTCCGCGCAATGCCGATCAGTCATCTAACCGAGGCGTATAATTTCCTCAGCGCCTTTATGGCGCCGCCTGAATCAGCGCAGCCCGCCAAAACGAAACAACACCGCAAGGGCAAGAGGCGGCGGCGCGAGGGCGGCGCGCCATGAAAACCACGGCGAAGGTGCTGCGCGATATCGCCGAGGCGCGCGTCGCGGCATACCTCCGCGACATCGATCCGACGCTCGTCGGCGCGAATCCGCGCGATCTCGTCGCGATCGTGCTCGACGTGTTGCGGGAACCGGATCGTCCCATGCTCGAAGCCGGGCGCCGGGAGCTGGCGCACGCTATCGCCCCGCCAAGCAATGGCGCCGCCTACGAACGCAACCTCGCCGCCGCGGTCTGGCGCAGCATGTTCGCCGAGGCCCGATGATGATGATCGACAACCACAATTCGGGGCAATATCTCGCGATCATCGATCAGACGGGCGTCCGGTTTGCGCGGGGCCGCGGACGCGCCTATCGAGGCGGCAATTCCGGCTGGTACGTCATCCGGACCTGTCCGTGTCACGACCGCTTGCCGGTGACGCGGCGCTATGACACTCGCGAGGAAGCCGAGAGCGTCGCGGCGATGCTGATCGACGTCTCGATGACGCTCGGGACGTGACGGATGGAGCCGAGCATTTTCTACACGCAACACCTTGGCGTCGAGGCGCCGCAGCTCGATGGCGGCGCCTTCCGGCCTTACTGGACCGTCCGGACGCGGATCGACCGTCTGAGAGCCGACGGGGCGATCACGGAGCGCGAATGGCGGGCCGCGGTATCGTTCCGCAGCTCGTTGATGATCGCGCTCGCCGCGTCCTGGCCGCCGCGCCGCCTCGACGGGGGAACGGGTTGCGGCTTGCCGGGCCGCGTGCTCGAGGTACGTCTCGACGCGCTGGCCCGGCTGCGGCGCGTCCGCGCGACGCTCGGGACATTCGCCGCCGGGCTGATCGAGATCACCCTCGTCGACAATGAGAGCTGGGCGGATCTCGGGCGCCGCCTCGGCGTCGATCCGAAAACCGCTCGACACTGGACCGTCGAGTCGCTGCGCGCGCTCGCAATGCTGGGGAGGCAATGATGCCGGACCTATTCCCGCCGACTCTCGACGAGCTGATCCGCTGCGCCGAGCGCGAGGTCCGCTATCGCGAGAGCGTTTATCCGCGGATGATCGCCAACGGGCGGATGACGCAGCGGCGCGCCGAGCGCGAGATCGCGTTGATGCAGGCGATCGCCGAGCATCTGCGCGAGGCCGCAATTCCGTCACGACGAGCCGGTTAATGTCACCACGCACCTAAACCAACGGAGGAACTAGCAATGCCGTACGTCGCAGTCAGTCACTCACCGATCCACGTTCGCGAAACCTCGGGGCCCGTCGATCCCGGCTATGGCGTCGGCGGCGAGCACCCTAGTCACCAGCCGGTGCCGCCGAGCGGCCCGATCGATCCGGGCTATGGGATCGAGCTCCCGCCGGTCGCCTCGCATCCGCTTCCGCCGACACCGGAGCACCCGATTGCGATGCCGCCGACCTATCCGGTCGATCCGGACTATGGTCTGCCCGTGCCGCCGACCGTCTGGCCGCGCCCGCCGCAGCCGGTTGATCCGAGCTATGGCATCCCGATCCCGATCGCGCCGACGCATCCGATTTACATGCCGCCGGTCGGCCCGAATAACGATCTACCCTTGCCGCCGGGCAGCGTTTGGCCTCCGTTGCCGCCCTCGATCACGGGCGAGATTATGTGTCTGGTCTGGATTGTCGGCGCGGGCTACCGCTGGACCGTGATCGATACGGCGCTGCAGCCCGAGCACCCGATCGCGCAGCCGCCGCTTTATCCGTCGCATCATCCGTTACCCGGCGGCGAGCATCCCTCGCACCAGCCGGTCCCCGGCGGGCCGAACCAGCCTCCCGCGCCGCCTCGACGCGGCTAAATCGTGTCGCCGCTATACTTCGTCGTATGGCGCAGGGCGGGGGCGGAAACGCCCTCGCTCTATCACGACCATATTGCCGGGATGGATCCACGGCAAGCACGCCGCGGCGCGCGGCCTCGTCTACATGCTGCGCCTCGATACCCTGCCGGACGGCGAGCGATGGGCCGCTATGGGCCTCGATGAGCTATGGCGCCACTACTGCCGCCTGCGAGACAAAGGCCGCTTGCCGGTGTCCGGAGGGGCTGCGGCGCCAACTGTTTCACGGGAAACAAAAGACCCGGCGAGCGATGGTGGATCACTCGTCGGGCCCATTGCGGACCTATGAGGGGTCGATGAGGACACCCGTCAAGGCGCCGCTAAATCATAGTCACTCGCCCGCCCGCTCGCAAGATCGTGCTTGACTCCTAATTCCCGATTTGGTTATCGCTGCGCGCAACATACGAGGATTGCCTCTCGATCCCGTCTGTTGACCTCGCAAAATGCCGCATCGCCCCGCTGTTCACCGCCCCGCCGGATATCAGGATCGCGACGCGCGTCGTGCTGCCTACGGCTCGACGACACGCCTCTATAACCTCCGTCTGTGGCGCCGGATCCGGATCGCGTACCTCGCACAACATCCCTTGTGTGAGTGCGGCTGCGGCTACGCTGCGACCGTCGTCGATCACAAGATCCCGCACCAGGGCGATCGCGAGCTCATGTTCGATTGGGACAATCTGCAGGCGATGACGAAGCCTTGCCACGACCGCAAGACGGCGACGCAGGACAGCGGCTTTGCACAACGAGGCTCCCGCCGATGATCTACAAGGTCACCATCAAGGCTCCGCCGATCAACGAGGACGTGACGCTCGCCGCCGAGAGCGAGGAGCAAGCCCGCGAGCTTGCCGTCGCGAGCGCGCTGCAGCGGCAAGCCGCGGCGGCTGAAGTCACCGTCGAGGAAAGCCCATGATCGAGGGGATAGGGGGTCACAAACTAAAAACCCGGTCGACTGACGACCGCCCCCCAACCGATATTTCATGGTTGCGAAATTCCCGTGACTGATCCCGCGGCTGCGGCGAAGCCGAGGCGCGCCGCGAAAAAACCCGCGAAGCCACGCCGCGCCGCGGCTGCGGAATTTACGCAATGGCCCGCCGACAAGATCGAGCGCCGCGCCGTCGCGAAATTGATTCCCTATGCGCGCAACGCCCGGAAACACGACGCGCGGCAGATTGCCGAGATCGCCGCGGCGATCGTCGAATGGGGTTGGACCGCGCCCGTGCTCGTCGACGACGGCGGACGGATCATCGCCGGACATGGCCGCGTCATGGCGGCGCAGCAGCTCGCGATCCCCGAGATCCCCGTGATCGTCGCGCGCGGCTGGACGGAGGCGCAAAAGCGCGCTTACGCCCTCGCCGACAATGAGATCGCCGCGCATTCGAGCTGGGATAAGAAATTGCTCCGCGTCGAGCTCGTCGACCTTGCCGCGCAAGCCGTCGACCTGTCGCTGATCGGCTTTGATGCCGCCGACATCGCGACGATCGATCCGACCGCGGGCGAGCTGCCGCAAGCCCTGCAGCTCGAACCGGCTCGCGAGTATTGCGTCGTTATGTGCGCCGACGCCGACGAATGGGATCGCCTCAAGATCGCGCTCGGACTGACACCTGTCCGCCGCGGCGGCTACAAAAAGGGCTCGCCGCTCGATTTCATCGGGACGCAACGTGTCGTCCGGGCCGCGGACGTGCTCCGCCTGCTGCGGAAGGATGCCGCCGCGTGATGGACATCCTGATCGCCGTCCCCTCGAAGGGGCGCGCGGGCCGCGTCCGGACGCAAAAGATCCTCCCGAGCTGCAGCGTGTATGTGCCGCAGCTCGAAGCGCCCGCGTACCGCCGCGCCGGGGCCCGCCATGTCGTCGCCGTGCCGAACGAGATCCGCGGGATCACCGCAACCCGCAATTGGATCCTGCGGAACACCAAGGCCCGCCGCGTCGTCATGCTGGACGATGACGTCGCATCTCAGGGTTACATAAAGCTTCACCCGCGCAACGCGGAGAACATCCGGCTCGACGAGGCGACATGGATCGCCGAATTCCGCAAGATTTTCGAAGTCACCGAGCAATTGCAGTTCCGGATTTGGGGCGTCGCGACCGATGGGGCGACGCGGGCTTGTTTCACCTATTACCCGTTCCGTCTGCGCTCCTATGTGACCGGCTCATGCATGGGGATCGTGAACGACGGGCGGACCTATTTCGACGAGAGCTTTCCCGTGAAAGAGGATTACGAGCTCTGCGCCCGCTGTATCAAAGAGGATGGCGGCGTCGTGTCGGCGCAATATCTCTTTTGGCTCTCCGAGCATTGGGACACCAAAGGCGGCTGTTTCGATTACCGGACGCAAGGCATGGAGCGCGATTGCATCCGGCGCCTGTTGTCCGCCTATCCCGGCATTGTCCGCGCCTCGACCCGCGCCGGGCACGCCTACAGCGTGGAGATCGCCGCCTGATGCGCGGACGCAAACCGAAACCGACCGCTCTGCATCGCCTGCAGGGGACGCACAACCCGACCCGGCACGGGCGCGACCGGGCCCGAGAGCCGATCGCCGAGGGCGACATCGAGGAGCCGCCGATCGACCTGACGGACAGCCAAGCCGAGCTATGGCGGGAATGTCTCGCGAACATGCCGCCGGGCGTGTTGAAGCGGATCGATAAGAAAGTGCTCGCCGTCTTTGTCGAGGCCGCGGATCGCCACAACATCGCGCGCAATATGCAAGCGATCCTCGACAGCGATCCGGGCTTGAAGCTCCTCGCCAAAGGCCCGAACGGGACGCTGGTTCCGAGCCCGTATAACGCGATCATGAAAGAAACCGGCGACATGATCTTGAAATGCGCCGACCGGCTCGGCTTTTGCCCGACCGCTCGCCCGCGGATCAAGCTCGACGATCCCGCGGGGAATGACAAGCTCGACGCCTGGGCGCCGCTGCGGCTGAAAGTGCTCCCCGGAGGGCGCACCGATTAGCGCGGACGAATTCGTCCTCGACGCGATCGGATACGCCGAGCGAGTCGTCGCCGGGACGGAGCTCGTCAGCATCCACGCCCGGCTGTCGTGCGAGCGATTCCTCCGCGATCTCGACGAGGCGAAGCATCCCGGCTCGCAATGGCAATTCCGCGACGAGCTGGCATGGCGCGCGATGTATTTCGCGAGCCGGATGCGGAACATCAAAGGCCCGGACGCCGACAAGCCGATCGAGCTGATGGCGTGGCAAAAGCTCGCCTATGCGAACATTTTCGGATTTGTCGAGCGCGGCACCGAAACACGCCGTTTTCGACAGGGGGTCGTCTTTGTGCCGAAAGGGAACGGCAAGACGACGATTTCGGCGCCGCTGGCGCTCTATATCACATTCGGCGAGGGCGAGGGCGGAGCCGAGGGCTACGCTGCCGCCGTGACCCGCGATCAGGCGCGAATCCTGTTCGACACGGCGCAGAACATGGCTCGGCGCTCGGCGCAGATGCGCGAGGAATGGGGCGTCGGCGTCTCGGCGAATGCGATCTATCAGCAGCACACCGCGAGCCGCTTTGTCCCGATCAGCTCGGACGCCAAGGCGCTCGACGGGCTCAACATCGCTGTTGCCGTCTGCGACGAGATCGGCAGTCACCGGACGAGCGAGGTCTACGATGCGCTTCTCACGGCAATGCCCAAGCGGCGACAGCCGTTTCTCCTCTCGATCAGCACCGCAACCGGCAACGCCTCCGGGATCGGCAAACAGGTCTGGGATTACGGGCTGCGCGTTCTGCAACAAGGTCAGAAAGACGATCGCCTCTTTGCGCTCATCTATTCGATCGACGACACCGACGATCCCTGGTCCGAGGACACCTGGATAAAGGCGAATCCCGGCTGGGGCGTCTCCGTTCAACCGGACGCCATCCGCGCGATCATGCGACAGGCGCGCAATAACCCGGCGCAAGAGGCGGCGGCGCGGACCCGTCATCTCAATGTCTGGATCGGCGCCGACGAGGCGCTGTTCTCAACCCGCGCCTGGAATGCCTGCGCGCGGCCCGAGCTGGCGCTCGACCAGTTCGAGGGGCGCCCGTGTCATCTCGCGCTCGATCTCGCCTCGAAAACCGATCTCGCCGCGCTGGCGATCGTGTTTCCTGACGAGGAGGGCTATGTCGCGTTCTCGAGGTGCTACCTCAACGAGTCCGCGGTGCTCGAAGCCCGAAACCCGAGCTATCCCGGATGGGCCGCGGAGGGCGAGCTCGTTGTGACACCGGGCAACGAGACGGACTTTTCGATGATCGAGGACGACATCCGGGAATTATGCCAGCGATTCAGCGTGCAATCCGTCGCCTATGATCCTTGGGGCTCGACGCAGCTCGCGCAACGCCTCACCGAACAGGGCGCGCCGATGGTCGAATTCCGCTCGAACACGCAAAATTTCTCCGAGCCGACGAAAGAGCTCGACGCGGCGATGCGAAGCGGGCGCCTGCAGCATGACGGCTCGGGCCCGCTCGGCTGGTGCATCGGCAATGTCGTCGGGCATTACGACGCCCGCGGGAATGTCTACCCGCGCAAGGCGCGCCCGGAGAACAAGATCGATGCGGCGATCGCGCTGATCATGGCGATCGCCCGCGCGATGACGGACGAGGGGCCGTCCGTTTATGAAACCCGCGGGCTCCTTCTCCTCGGCTGACAATGGCAACCCTGCGCGAGCGCGTCGGTCACTGGTTACTGGGTCCGCAGCAGCCGCCGCCCGCAGACCCGCCGCCGCTCGCATCGCCGCCAGCGGAAACCAAAGCCGACTCGGCGATCACCGCGACGCTCGGCGGCTTGGGCTGGCCGCAGCCGATGCTTTATGCGGCGCTCGGCGGCTATGCGAGCAACACGGGCGTTCCCGTCACGCCATTTACAGCCCTGCAAGCCGCCGCGGTTTACGCCTGCATCCGCGCGATCAGCCAGGACATTGCGATGCTTGCTCCGTTCGTGCGGCGGCGGCTGGCGGGCGGCGGCTTTCGGCGGGTCACCAATCACCCGCTGACGAAGCTTTTCCAGCGCCCGAACCGCTGGCAAACCTGGTTCGAGTTCATCGGCTACGTCATCTCGTCGATCGCGCTGCGCGGCAACGCCTTTGTTGTGATCGAACGCGATCAGGACGCAAATCCGATCGAGCTGGTGCCGATCGCGCCCGATCGCTGTTCGATCATGCTCACCGAGGACGGCGAGCTCTGGTATCGCATCAATTCGCGGCGTCTCGGCTTTGGGATTTTGGTCCCGCCCGACGACATGATGCATGTCAAAAATATCTCGCTCGACGGCTACGTCGGCGTGTCGCCGATCGCGATCGCGCAGGACGTGATCGGCCTCGCGCTGGCGACGCAGCAGCATGGCGGCGTCTTGTTCCGCCAGGGCGGGCAGATCGGCGGCGTGTTGAAGTATCCCGGCAAGCTCTCGAAAGACGCGGGGGATCGCGTCGCAAATTCCTGGCGCGAAACCCATGCGGGCGTTCAGAGCGCCCACAAAGTCGCGATCCTCGAAGAAGGCATGAGCTTTGAGAAAATCGCGATGACCAACGAGGACAGCCAGTTCCTCGAAACCCGGCGGTTCCAAGTCATCGATATTTGCCGCCTCTATGGCGTCCCGCCGCATCGCCTGGGCGAGCTCGACAAGGCGACGCTCAACAACATCGAGCAACAGAATCAGCAATACGTCGACAGCGCGCTAAAGCCGACGACGACCTCGATCGAGCAACTGATGAATCATCATCTGCTGTTCGAGGAGGAACGCTCGACGCTGCAATGCAGATTCGATTACGACGAGATGACGCGCGGCGATCTGTTGACGCGCTCGCAAGCCTATCAGATCGGCACGCTCAACGGCTGGCTGAGTCGCAACGAAGTCCGGGCCCGCGAAAACATGGACCCGATCGAGGACGGACACGGCGACGAATACCGCGTGCCGCTCAACACCGCGCTTCCTGGCGCCGATCTCGCACCGAAAACGACGCCGCCGACGGACACGCCGAATGCGCCCTCGGCAGACCCGCCGAAAGCCGAACCGGGGACAGTCGATGCAGCTCGTTAGTGCCGCCGCCTTTAAGAGCCTCAACCGCGGCAAAACCCGCTCGAAGGGCGTCGGCGTCTACAAACAGATGATCGCGCCAGCCGAGCCGATGGGCGCCGACGATCGTGCGCTGCGCTTCACCATCTCGACCGGAGTCGTCGACCGCGAACAGGATCGCATTGCATTGGCCGGATGGGAGCTGGCGAATTTTCAGCGCAACCCCGTCGTGCTCTGGGCTCACGATGCGGGGCGCCTGCCGATCGGGCGCGCCTACGATCTGCGGATCGAGGACGCCGCGCTCAAAGCCTCGATCGAGTTCATCCCGAGCGACACGCCCGAGGGCGGGCAGCTCGCCGAGGCGGTCTATCGCCTCGCCCGAACCGGTTTCATCGCCGCGACCAGTGTCGGCTTTCGCCCGATCAAATGGGCATACACGCGCGACCAGGGGCGCGGCGCCGATGATTGGTTCCCGGGAATAGACTTTGAACAGCAAGAGCTCGTCGAGCTCTCCGTCGTCACCGTTCCCGCCAATCCCGAGGCGTTGATCGAGGCGCCCGGTCCCGGCGAGGGAACCGCGATCGCCAGCGATACCCCGCCGGAAACCGGCGAGGAGATCACCAGCCTCAACGATTTTAGAGCGCGCCGCCGCCGCGTTTTTCTCTTTGCACAAGCGGGCGGGCATGTGCCGAGACAAGGGAAAGTGAGATGACGCTATCCGAACGACACCGGCAACTGAAGCACCAGCGCGCCGATATCGTGGCGAAAATGGGCGCGATCGTGCGCCAGGACGAGGAGGAGAACCCGCCCTCGAACGACGATCAGGAAACAGCGATGGGCGCGTTGCGAGCCGCCCTGGCTGATCTCGACGCCAGGATCGGACGCTGTGAGGAGGCGATGCGCGCCGAGGCGGCGATCGCAACCGCAAACGACGACGAGGAGGAGGACACGACGGAGGAGGCCGCGGCGTCCGGCACCGTGCGGCGTAACGGCAGTTTCCGGGTCAACGGCAACGGTGTCCCCGCCAAGGCAAAACCGGACCCGTTCAAGGGAGTGAAGGACAAGCGCGGGATCAGGGCGTCGCGCTGGGTCCTGGGCGTGTTGCACGCGCGCTTTCATCATGTACCGATCGAGAAAGCCGCAGAATGGGTGTCAACCCGCTTTGGCGATGATGTCGTCGCCCGTGCGCTGGTGAGCAATATCACCGGGGAGGGCGGCGCGCTGATCCCGCAAGATTTTATGGCGGACCTAATCGAGCTGCTGCGCGCCTCGACCGCCGTGCGCGGGGCAAACCCGATGGAAGTCGGGATGCCGATGGGCAACCTCACGATCCCGCGTCTCGCCGGGGGCGCGACCGCCGCCTATCAGAACGAAACCGACGACATCGCGATCTCGCAAGAGCGGTTCGACGACGTGAACTTTGTCGCGAAAAAGCTCACCGCGATGGTTCCCGTCTCGAATGATTTGATCCGCCGCGCGCCGATCGGCGTCGAGGAGATCGTCCGAGATGACCTTGTGCAAACGATCGCCCGCCGGGAGGATCTTGCTTTCCTGCGCGGCGACGGAACCGACAAGGGTCCGATCGGGATGCGGCATCTCGTACTCCCGGCGAACCTGATCACCGTTACCGCCATGCCCGCGACGCCCGCGGCGGGGGATCAATTGACCGCGATCCTCGCGGGGGCGTCGGCGGCGATCCTCGCCTTGCAAAATGGCATGTCGCGCATGATCCGCCCGACGTGGATCATGGCGCCGACGATCGCCCGCTTTATCGCGACGGCGAGGGATCAGATCGGCGGGTTCTACTTCAAGGATGAAGTCGAGCGCGGGATGTTCGAGGGCTACCCGATCCGCCTCACGCAGCAGATCCCGACAAACCTCGTCATGACGACGTACACCAAAGCCTCGGAAATCTATTTCGTCGACATGGCGGATTTTGTGATCGCCGATACTTACAACGTCGTCGTCGATGCTTCCGATGTCGCCGCCTATAACGATGGCGTCTCCATGGTCTCGGCTTTCCAGCGGGATCAATCCTTGTTCCGGGTGATCGCCGAGCACGACGTCAACATGCGACACCTTCAGTCGCTCGTCGTCCTGCTGACGCAGGATTGGGCTTTCTCGGGCGTTCCAGGTGCGCCGGGCGCGCCGTACTCAACGCAGCCGCTCAACCCAACGTGGTCGCAAGCCGCCGCCATCCGGCCCGCGCTCGCGACCGGGGCGAACGCGCCGCCGACGCTCACCGATCCGATCTAAACCGGAGCCGGAATGATGCCCGTTATTGGCCGCGACGACGAAATGGTTCAGATCACCGTCGCGAAGCAATTCGCCAGCTATTTTGCAGGCGAGAAGGCGGCTTTTCTGCCCGAGCAAGCGCAAGCTATCGTGGCAAGAGGAGTCGGCACTTCGACGGGCACGACCGCAAAATTGACTGGCGGCGCGATCGCGGACGCCGTTGCGCTCGTCGCCGCGCTGAAGGCGATCGCCGATGGCGGGTTCGCGATCACTATTCACGGGACCGCCCGGCAAGTCGGGCCGATCAATTTCGCCGCGATCGCCGCCGCGCCGGACGCCGCTGCGCTGATAGATGCCGCGATGGGAACCGCCGCAATTTGCGCCTGGACCGGCGGTAATCATTTCCTGATTACGGGCGCCGCGACGGGACCGGCGGCAACGATCGGTTTTGCTACGCCGCCCGCGTCCGGAACCAACATTGCGACAACCTGCGCGCTGACCTCGGCGGCGGGCGCCGCGCTTACACAAGGAACCTAATTATGGCAGAGGACGCACCGACACCGACCACGACCTCGATCGAGGGCATCCCGCCACGCGAAACCGTGGTCACCTTCAGGGAGCACTTCGCCAGCTATAACGCCGGGGAGTCGGCGGCTTTCACCCCGGACGAGGCGCAAAAGCTCGTCGACGACGGGGTCGGCGTCCTCGGCGGCGGGCCAAGCGACCCGCCGATCAACATCGATGTTCCCTTTGCCAGCCAGGACGGCAACACCGTCAATTGCACAATGGGGAACTGGACCGGGACGCCGACCGCATACGACTACCAATGGAAAAACGACGGCGCGGATGTCGGCGGCGGATCGGCGTCCTATACCGTCACCGCTGCCGATGTCGGTCACACGATCACTTGCATCGTCTCGGCGACAAACGATTTCGGGACGACCGCGGCGCCGCCCTCGAATGGCGTCGTGATCGTCGAACCGGCGGGCGACGCCGCCCCCGCCGCCGCGCGGCACGCCCCCGCCCACGCTGCGCGGCACGCCACAACCGGACGGAGAACACGATGACGGATCTTATTCCGGGCAGCTTGGTGCAGATGCGGACGTTGCGCCGCTTCTCGCATTACAACGCGGGCGAAATGATCGCCGTCCCGATGGAGGCGGCGCAGGATCTCGCCCGCAAGCGGCTGGCGCAGCCGATTCAGATCCTTGTCCCGCCGCAAGTTGCCGCCGCGGAACCGGCGGCGCCGACGCCGCGCCAGCCGATCGGGACCGTGCGGAAATAGATGTACGCCGCTTTGCGGGTCATCACGCCGCCCGCGAGCGAGCCGGTCACGACCGATCTCGCGCGCCAGCATTGCCGCATCGATTCGGACTATGACGACGCGCTTCTCGCGATGTATGTCACAAGCGCGCGGCTATGGGCCGAGGCATACCTCAATCGCGCGCTGTTCACTCAAAAGCTGCAGTACAACGTCACCTGGGCGCCGCCGCCGACCGCGACTCCGCTGGTGCCGCAGAGTTTGATCGTGTTCCCGCTCAATTGGCCTCCGCTCGTCAAGCGACCGATCGAGCTGCCGCGCGCCCCCGCGCAATCTGTCGAGCAAATCACCTGGGGGCCGCTCGACAACATGCAGACCGCCGATCCGGACGACTATCAGCTCAATCTCGGCGTCGAGCCCGGCTATGTCGCGGTCAAGCCGCAGCTCCTCCCGCAAATCCCGCAGCAATCGATGATCATCGATTACACCGCCGGATATGACGACGCCGATCCGGAGGCTGTCCCGACGCCGATCCGCCACGCAATCCTGTTGCTGACGGCATTCCTTTACGAGCAACGAGGCGACGCCGCGGCGGAGCTGCCCGACGCCGCCGCGCGTCTCATGGACCCGTACCGCCTTTGGTCATTCGCGGGATGAGCCGAGGCGAGCGCGTGGCAATGATCCTGAGTTTGGTAATGATCGGCGCCGCCATCCTCGCCGTTATCGCGGTGCTGGTGTTCGGTGCGTGAAATGGGGGCGGCTGCGGCAAGAGGGATTTTTGACGCTGGCGATCGTGCTCGCGAGCGCCGTCATCCTCGGGATGGTGCTGCCGAACATGGATCTCCGCGAGGCATTGATGACGATCGCCCTCGTCGCCTTGCTGATCGGCTGGGTGCCGTGATCGATGCCCGATAACCCGACCGGCGCGATCCCCGGATCGAGCGGCATCGGCGCCCTGCGCTGGCAAGTGAGGCTGTATCGCCGCGATCAGTCACCGGGCCCGAACAACGCCCTCTCCGATAACTTTGTGAAGCTCGGGACCGTGCGAGCCGACATCCAGCCGATCTATCCCTCGACCTTTTACGCCTCGGCGCAGATCGACACGCCGGTCACGCACCTGATCCGGATGCGCTGGACCGATTACCTCGACGGGACGCATATCATCGGGCGCACGACGATCCGCCCGAACGACGGCACCTTTCGGACCGAGCTGTTTCGCGTCCGGCGGATCAAAGAGCTCGCGGGCCGGAAGCGGTTTGTCGAGATCGAGGTCGAATTCGAGCGCGTCAAGACGACGGCAACCGACAGCGACGCCGAATTCGAGCAAATGTTCGCCGAGGGCTACGCCACCGTGACGCCGTTTCACTGATGAAAAACGCTCACCACGACGCCCGCCGCCCGCCGGACCCTCCCGGCGATCGCGTGGAGCCGATGATGCAATTCTTCGAGTTCGAGCATCTCCGCCCGGAGCTGCAGCAGATCAGCCGCCCGTTTCACGATCTCGCGGCGCAGCTCGTCGACACCCTGCCGCGCAATCCCGAGCGTACCGTCGCGCTGCGGAAATTGCTCGAAGCCAAGGATTGCGCCGTGCGGGCGGCGCTGTACCGATGACGCAGCTAAAGCTCAAAATCAACCATTGGGGCGACGTCGAGCTCGATAAGAAAGAGCTCCGTTCGCTGATGCGCTCGGCGGGCAACAGCATCAAGACGCAGACGGCGCGCCTGATCAATCAATCCTCCGGATCCGGGCGCCTGTATTACGGCGGCGGCGGCTCCGCCTACCGCGGCAGCTACAAGGCGGGGCGCTATCGCGCCTCGGCGCCGGGACAGCCGCCCGTCCGCGTGTCCGGCTCCCTGCGGAATTCGCTGCGCGTCTACACCTACCCGAGCGGCGAGGGCTTCGCCGTCCGCGAGCGGCAATTCTATTCGCTGTTCCTCGAAGCCGGGGCGCGAGGGGGGGGTAATCCGGGGAGCCGATACGGTGTCCGCGCTCGCCGCAACCTCGCCCGGCGCCGTCGGGTCCGGAGCTTTACCGCGCGCATCTTGTCGCCGCGCCCGCATCTGGATCGGGTCATGGAACGCGAAGCGCCCGAGCTCGATCGGCGCGTCCGCAAGGCGCTCGCCGAGGGCTTGAAGTGGCGCGAGACGAAGAAATGACCGGGATCCTCGACGCCACGATCTCGCAGCTCCGCGCCTACTGTCCGCCATTTGGCGGGCGCGTGGCGGGCGCCGCGGATTTCACCCAAGGGCTCGAAAATTACAACGCGAACATGCGACCGCCCGCGGCCTATGTCGTGCCGCTCGATCAGGACAGCGACGGCAACCGGAACATGACCGGGCTTTTCCAATTTATTCGCAAGACGGTCGGGATCGTGGTCGAGCTCAACGCGGAACCGGACCTCCGCGGACAAGCTCCGGCGATGACATACGACGACATCGAGGCGGCGCTGTTTGCCGCAATCCTCAATTGGCGTCCCGTCGAATGCCGTGTCCCAAATTCGCAGGGCTATTGGTTCGCCGCCGGGCGCTTTCTCGATCTCGACCGCAAGCGGCTGTTTTATCGCTGGGACTTCTCGATCGATTACCAGATCACCGAGGAGGACGGCTGGCACAAGCCCGACCCGCCGCTCAATCTCAACACGATCGAGCTCGACGAATACACCGCGCCGCCGTTCGACATGCCGCCGCCCGACGGGCGCGATCCCGCCATCGTGGAAAAGCTCAACATGCAACCAACGGAGACACCGCCATGAAAGTGAAGCCTGCGCCGGGCCGCGCCGTCCGCGATCCGTCGAATATGCAGCTCTTGCCCGAGGACGGGCGCGAGGTGCCGAACAATCAATTTTGGCAACGCCGCCTGCGCGACGGCGATGTGATCGAGGCCGCGGAGCCGCGCGCGACGCGCAGCCGCCGCGAAGAATAGGGAGGCCCGCTGATGGCGATCAATTTCACCTACTACCCGACATCGAACCGGGTCCCCGGTGTCTTTGTCGAGATGGACCCGTCGCAAGCGAACACGGCGCAAACGCTGCAACGCTCGCTGTTGATCGGGCAGATCGTCGCGACTGGCACGGCGACACCGGACATCCCGGTCGAGGTCGAGTCGATGGTCCAAGTCCAAAACCTTTGCGGGCGCGGCTCGATGCTCGCCGACATGGCGACGGAATATCTCGCTGGGGATAATTTCGGGGATCTGTGGCTCTTGCCGCTCGTCGACAATGCCGCCGCGATCCACGCGACCGGAACGATCACGATCACCGGGCCCGCCACCGCGCCCGGGACGCTCAACCTCTACATCGCAGGCGATCGGGTTCAGGCGCCGGTCTATGCGGGCGATAGCGAGACGGTGATCGCCGCATCCCTCGAAACCGCGATCGCCGCGAATCCCGATCTCGTCGTGACGGGCGTCGCCGCCCTGGGCGTGATCACGCTCACCGCCAACAACAAGGGCGAGGCGGGCAACGATATCGATCTGCGGATGAATTACCGCGGCAATGCGGGCGGCGAGTCCACGCCCGCGGGCGTCACCGTCGCGATCACGGCGATGAGCGGCGGCACCGCAAACCCGGACATCTCGCTCGGGCTCGCGAACCTCAGTGATCAGACTTACGATTTCATCATCGAGCCGTACACGGACACGGCGAACCTTGTCGCGATGCAATCATTCCTCGACGACGCGCAAGGTCGGTGGAGCTGGGAGCAAATGCTGTATGGCGGGGCGTTCTCCGCCTACCGCGGCACGCTCGGCGAATGCACCGCTTTCGGCACCGGGCGCAACGATCAGCATATGTCGATCATCGCCTTTAACGACTCGCCGGATCCCGCCTGGGCCTGGGCGGCGCATGTCGGGGCGCATTGCGCGGCATCCCTGCGCGTCGATCCCGGCTTGCCGCTGCAATACATCTCGACCGATCTCAAAGCGCCGCCCGTCGCCTCGCGCTGGTCGATCGGCGAGCGCAACACGCTCCTTTATGACGGGTTGAGCACCTATCGCGTCGGCGACGACGGGACCGTGATCATCGAGAGGATGGCGACGACCTACCAAAAGAACGCCGCGGGCGCGACGGACAACTCATACCTCGATGTCGAAACCATGTACGGGCTGATGTTCGTCGCGCGCGATCTGGCGAACTACCTCCTCGCCCGCTACGCCCGGAAAAAGCTCGTCACCGATGCGACGCTCGTCACCGCGGGCTCTAATTGCGTCACCGCGGGGATGATCCGCGCGTCCGTGATCAGCGAATATCGCGCGCTGGAAATCGCGGGCTATGTCCAAAACTCGACAACGTTCGCGAAAAACATCGTCGCCGAGGACGCCGGAAACGGGCTGGTGAAGATCCTGGCGCCGGTCGATCTCGTCAACCAATTGCGGCAGATCGCGATCTTGCTGCAATTCCGCAAGAGCTAAAGGAGGCTCCGAAAATGGCCGCTTGTGAACGCCTCGCTGGCATAACCGGGATTAGCATTGATGGCACCGCCTACATGGTGGTGTCAGATGTCACTTGGAGCCCGGCGCGCTGGAAACGCGAGACGCTCGTCGGGCTCGACACCGTTCACGGTTTCAGTGAAGTCCCGATACAAGGCTATATCCAAGCGACGCTGCGGGACTCCGGATCGATCAGCGTCGGCGATTTTAATGACATGCGGTGCGTCGAGGTTCTCGTCTCGCTCGCCAACGGCAAGATCGTCGGCGGCAGCAATATGTGGAACACCGCCGCGCTCGAGGTCAAAGCCGCCGAGGGGACGTTCGAAGTCCGCTTCGATGGCGTCTCCGTCGCGGAGCAATAACCAATGAGCGACCTTCGCCTCAACGGCGGCACGCTCAATCCCGACAACGTGCTCATGACGACGGAGCCGCAGACCCTCGACATCGAGATCGAACCGGCGATCGTGATCAACGACAACCGCTATTCGACGCTGCATCTCGAAGAACCATCCGCAAAAGCGGTCGAGATTGCCGAGCGCGAGCTCGCGAACGGGATGCACCCGAGCGCCGTCCGCAAATATCAGATCGCGCTCGTCGCGGGCGCCGCGAAGGTGAACGTTGCCATCGTCGAGCGGATGCGGATTTCACAGGTCCGGGAGGGCTCCGATTTTTTAGCGCGATTTTTGAGCGGTGGCCCGTCAATTATCGAGAGCTGATCGCCGACCTGAGCCGGTTTTGGGGATGGGGGCCGCGCGCGGGTTTCGAGCTGACCGGGACGGAGCTCCTCTGGTGGCTCGAACAGACAAACCGGATCATCGCCAGCCGACGCAGCGACGGATGATTCCTATCTCCCTTGCTCGGGATGATTAGCTAGGTGGCTGGTTACAGCGTCACCTTTTCCGTTGTCGACGAGGCGACGAAAACCCTCGAAGCGATCACGCGCCGCATTCAGCAGATGCGCGCGCCGATCGAGCGGCAACAGCGGCAGCTCGCGCGCATCATCGATTCCAGCGGGCTAAAAAAGGTTGCGGAGGGCTTTGGCGAGATCGGGAGCGCGGCGGGGACCGCGTTCAGTTCGCTGGCGCGCATCGTCCCGGTGCTCGGCACGATCACCGGAGCGGCCTCGCTCGCCGGGATGGCAAAGCTCGCCGAATCGACCGCGAATTTTGCTCGGGCTCTGCAGCTCGATTCGACCTACGTCAACACGACGACGCAACGCCTGCAGACGATGCAAAACGGGTTCCGCATCGCAGGCGGATCCGCCGACACGATGACGGAGTCGCTGAAAAACGTCGCGAAAACGAGTTACGACGCCTTTCTCGGGCGCAATGCCGTCGCGGCGCAGCGGTTGAGAAATCTCGGGATCGCGCTCCGCGACAACAACGGCAACTTACGCAACGCTGTCGATCTTGAAGGCGACGAGATCGACCGGATCAGCAAGATCACGGATGCCCGCGACCGCGAGACTGTGGCGACCGAGCTCGGCGGGCGCGCGCTGTTCGATGTCGTGGAACAATACCGCCTCGCCGGAAAAACGAGGCAAGAGGCGGAGGCGGAGGCGGCGAAATACGGCGCGCTGACGAAAGAACAGATCGACGGTCTGCATCAATTCCACGACGCTCTGAGCGAGGTCAACGTCGCGTTTAGCCGTCTCGGCGAGGATATGGGCGCGATGCTGGCGCCGTACTTCACGCCGGTTCTCAACTGGATGTCGGAGCTTGTCCGGAATCACAAACCGGCGGTGATCGTCGCGCTCGACGCGATCGGCATCGCCGTGACCGCGCTCGGCGGACTGTTCGCTCTGCAGATCGGGATCAAGGCGGTCGGTGCCGTGGCATCGCTGACAACCAGCGTTGCAACCCTTGGCCTGACGATTACGCGCGCGCTCGCGCCGCTCGCCGCCCTGTTCGCCGCCTACGAAGGGGCTAAGTCGGTCATCGCCGATCCGGGCAACCTCGCGCCCGGCGCGGGTTTGTGGAAATCATTTCAGAACATCATGAAAGGCAAAGCGCCTTGGGCCGAGGGCTATTTCCCGACCGATAAGAATCCACTGGCGCCGCCGCCAGCCGCGGGGACGCCCAACGCTGGCCCGGTGCTCGGCGGCACGCCTGCGCCCTCCCCGGCGGGGGCGCCTGGGGCGCCTGCTGCGCCCTCCCCGGCGGGCCCGGTGCTGGATCTCGGCGGCAACCCGGCGCCCGCAACGGCTGCGCCGCCCGCTGGCACGACCGCACCAGCTCCGCCGTCCGCACGCGGGCCGGGGCGCATGGGCGGGATGCGAGCGCCCGCGCCCGCGACCGCCGCGGCGCCGACGCCCGCCTCCTACACGCCGCCCGCCGGGCCGACGCCCGCCGCGGCAACGCCCGCGGAAGGCGGCGCCGGGGAGGCGACGCCGACGAGCACGGCGAACGTCGCCGGGCCCGCGAAAGCCGGATCGCTCTATCAGCAACGCGCGGGCGGTATCGTCGCGGATCTGGAAACCTCGCTGGGCCTCACCCGCGATCAAGCCGCGGGCCTTGTCGGCAACCTCGGATATGAGAGCGCCGGATTTAAGAGCCTGCAGGAAGGGCGCCCGATCTCGGGGCGCGGCGGGCTCGGCTATGGGCAATGGACCGGCTCGCGCCGCGTCGACTTTGAAAAGTGGTCGGCAGAACAGGGGCTCGACCCGCATTCTCATGCGGCGAATGTCGGCTTTCTGAAGCATGAGCTAACCGGCAAATACGCCGGTTTCCTCGCTCACTTGAAGGAAACGCAGGGGATCGAGGCGGCGAGCCGCGTCACGCACAAGGAATTCGAGACGCCCGCCGATGTCATCCCGAAATACTTTGGCACGCGCATCGGTAGCCGGGTCGTAACGCCGTACATGACCGGGCCGGATCGGCTGAAATATGCGCGCCAAGCCGCCGGGCTTGCCGCCGCCACGCCGCAGCAAGCCGCCGCGCCTGCCGCCCGGATGCCGCAGCAAGCCGCCGCGCCGCCGCAAGCCGCCGCGCCTGCCGCCCAAATGCCGCCGCAGGCGAGCGGCGCCCCGGCGCAAGTCACCGGAGGCCCGCCCGTCTCGGGCTCGGTCGACGTGAACATCACGCATCGCAACCCGCCGCCGGGGGCGAGCGTCACCGCCTCCGCGGCGGGCGCCGGAATCAACCTCAACCCGCCCCGCGTCGAACAGCAGCAATTGCAGAACGTATGAGCGACTTAGGGATCGGCCCGCTTGTTCAGACCGCAGGCTCTCGGCTCCAAACCGATCAGAGCGGCGCGTCCTGGCTCGACTCGTCGTGGTGGGAGCAACTGCAGCCCGGATCCTGGCGCGGCGTCGGCTTTGTCATGGATGCCGCCGAGACGCACGCGGGGCGCCGCACCGTGCCGCATGAATATCCCTACCGCGACACCGTATGGATCGAGGATCTCGGCCGCCTGCCGCGGCGCTTCGCCTTTCAAGCTTTCCTCGTCGGCGATGACGTGTACCAGCAACGCAACGCGATGATCCGGGCTTGCGAAACAGCGGGCGCCGGGACGCTGGTGCATCCGACATTCGGCTCGGTCGAGTGCGTGCTCGTCGATTTCTCGACGACCGATCGCCGCGAGCGCGGGCGCCTCGTCGAGATCGCCTTTCAATTCATCGTCGCGGGCGAGCTCACCTTTCCGCAATCGCAGACGGCAACCGGCGAGGCTGTCGACGCCGCCGCGAGCGGGCTCGACGCCGCCTCGACATCGGATCTCGGGCGCTCGCTCGCCGATGTCTCGATTGTTCCCGCCGTCTCTGTGAGCTCGATCTCGGGCTATGCGACGACAGCGGTCAATCTGGTCGACGATGCGACGCGCTCGTTGAATGCCGTCGCCGGGCTGTCGGGCTACTATGGGCGCTATTCCAGCGGGCGCCGCGGGACGCTCCTCCCGATCGGCTCGACCGTCGCCTCGGCGCTGTCCGCCTCGATCACGACGCGGCAAGCCGTGCTCGATGCCGCCGACACGCTCAACGGCGCCGCTGGGGCGCTGTAGGGCGCATGGAAGGGGATCCCCGCCACTACCCTACCGGCGGACCCGTTCCGCCCCGTAGGCGGTTAGCAGCGGTGCGCCAGCGGTGACGGCTGAAGCATTCGGGGCCGCCGCCGTCGATCTCGCGACGGCATTGTCCGACGCGACGGCGGATCCGGCGGACGCGATCCGCCTGCTGCTGCCGCTGGCGGGCTGGATGCCGCCGCCGCTCCCCGGAAAGGGTCCGCTCGCCGATCGAGCCAGGAAGGTGCAACAGGCGCTCGCCTCGACGCTACGTTGTGCCGCTTGTTCCGCGCTCGGACGCGCCGCCAAGCTTTACCAGCCGATCTCGTATCAGGACGCGCAATCGCTGCGCCTCTTGGTCTGCGACGCGCTCGACGCCGAGGCGATCCGCGCCGCCGACGCGATGCGCGATGCAACCTATCAGGCGCTTCGCACGCTGCGCGCCGCCGTCGCCCTCGATCTGGCCGTCCGCGGCGCCAATCTCGCCGCCCTCGTCGACGTCACGACGCGCGTCTCGATGCCATCGCTCGCGGAGGCATGGACTCTCTATCAGGACACCAGCCGCGAGCCCGAGCTCGTCGCCTCGGCTGATCCGCCGCATCCGCTCTTTATGCCGCTCGAATTCCCGGCGCTGTCCCGCTGATGGTCGACGCCGTTCTCGACGATCTCGAGGTAACAGCCGCGGCGCCCAAACCAAAGGCGACGGGCCCGGACACGCTCACATTGATCATCGGCGGCAAGGAATGGGGCGGCTGGCAACGCGCCGCCGTCAACCGCACGATGGGGACGATCCCGGCGAATTTCGAGGTACAGGTGACGGAGCACTATCCGAGCCCGTCGACCGATATCGCGATCAAGCCGGGCGATGCCTGTCAGGTCAAAATCGGCGGCGATCTCGTCATTACCGGCTGGATCGACCGCTACACGGCGATCGTCAGCTCGCGGGCCCATACCGTCAAAATCACCGGGCGCAGCAAGAGCTCCGATCTAGTCGACTGCGCCGCCTTCGTCGGCGACAAGGAGAATCCGACCTATCAGATCCTCGGCGGGACGACGCTGGCGATCGCGCAGCAGCTCGCCAAGCCCTACGGGGTCACGGTGTCGAGCCTCGACGGGCCCGGCAAAGAGATCCCGCAATTCAACATCAATTTGGGCGAGACGCCTTGGGAGATCATCGATCGGATCACCCGCTATTCATCCCTCGTCGCCTACGATCTGCCCGATGGGACGCTGCAGCTCGCGAAAGCCGGATCGCAAAAGATGGCGAGCGGCTTTGTGCAAGGCGCCAACGTCGAGCAAGCCGAAGTGACGTTCACGATGGACGAGCGATTCTCGGAATATGAGGGCTTCTACACCTCGGCGCTCGGGCTCACGACCGAGAGCGGCGGGCATGTCCCGCGGGGCGTTATCGTCAAGGATGATCAAGTCCCTCGCTTCCGGCGCCGGATCATCATCTCCGAACAGGTCGACAACACCGGGCCGATCCTCGAAGCCCGCGTGAAATGGGAGGCGAACCGGCGCGCCGGACACTCGCAAGCCGTCACCGTCACCGCCGATTCCTGGCGCGATACCGCGGGCACGCTATGGGATGTCAACCATCTCGCCCCGATCCGCCTCCCCGCGCTCAAATTGCCGTCGGCGAATTGGTTGATCGGACAGCTCTCCTACACCCGCGACGAGATGGGGCAACACGCGATCGTTATGCTGATGCCGCAATCGGCGTTCGAGCCGGAGCCGACGGTTTTCCAGCCGCTTCCGCCGCTCCTCGAAAATGTCCAGGGGAACAACCCTACCAAGCCCGACGCGAGCGGCAACAGCCCATGATAACGCCGCAATCCCTGCAATCGCAGGTCGATCGCCTCTATCGCCGGATCCTGATGTCCGTCGCGCCCGTGCGGATCGCCACGACGGACGACACCGGCTCGGTCTTGAAGGCGCAGATCGAGGTCAACGGCTCGCCCGAGCGGATCGATAACGTCGCGGTGCAAAACATCTACGGGATTCACTCGCACCCGCCGCCGGGAACCGACGCGACCGCGCTTTTCATCGCCGGACAGCGGGCAAACCCGATCATCGTCGCAACCGGCCAGCAGAAATCGCGCCCGCGGCAATACAAGCCGGGCGAGGTCGGGCTCTACACGGACGAGGGCGACAATCTCAAATTCAGCCGCGAAAAGGCGGTCGCGCTCAATGCGGGCAATAGCGCGTCGATCAACAGCAAGGCGGCGACGATCAAGGGGACCGATACCGTCACGCTCGACTCGCCGATCACGACCGCGACGAAAGACATCAAGGCGCTCGGCAAGATCGACGCGAGCGGCGGATTTTTTCAGAACGGCAACCCGATCGGGGGCAGCGGCTCCGCGGGCCCGCCAGGACCGCAAGGCCCGCCGGGGCCGACCGGGGCGACCGGACCCGCGGGTAACACGGTGTTGCACGGAACCGGCGCGCCGCCGGGAACCGTCGGACAGGCGGGCGATTTCTACATCGACACCGTGCCGCATAACATTTACGGGCCGAAAAATGGCGGCTGGCCGACTCCCGGAACCTCGCTGATCGGCCCGACCGGACCGCAAGGCCCGATCGGCTTGACCGGGGCGACGGGGCCGCCGGGGCCGACCGGCGCGACGGGGCCGATCGGCAACACCGGGCCGCAGGGCGCCACCGGGCCGCAAGGGGCGAAAGGCGACACGGGCGCCACCGGGCCGACAGGCGCGACGGGCGCCGACTCGACCGTTCCCGGGCCCGCGGGGCCGACCGGAGCGACGGGCCCGCAAGGCCCGATCGGCTTGACGGGCCCGACCGGCGCCACCGGGCCGACAGGCGCGACGGGCGCCGACTCGACCGTTCCCGGGCCCGCGGGGCCGACCGGAGCGACGGGCCCGCAAGGCCCGATCGGCTTGACGGGCCCGACCGGCGCCACCGGGCCGCAAGGCGCGACGGGCAACACCGGACCCGCAGGACCGCAGGGCGCCACCGGGCCGCAAGGCCCGGCGGGAACCGCCGGGACGACATACCAAGCCGGGGCGGGCATCGCGATCAACACCGGCACGACGCCCGCGACGATCTCGACTGCGGTGCCTTATTTGCCGCTGACCGGCGGCACGCTGACCGGAAATTTGACGATTGCCCTCGCTTCCGGTTGGTCTGCGTTAGCTGTGCGAAGTGCCGCGGGGAACCGCAACCAATTGCTGGGCTACCAAGGCGCGAATCTGCGTTGGGAAATCGACCTTGGTGACGGTGCAGCGGAAAGCACTGGCAACGCGGGCTCGAACTTTGGGATCGCGCGTTACAACGATGCGGGCACTGGCATCGACTATCCGCTGACGATCAACCGCGCCACCGGAGCGGTGACAATAGGTCCCGGCAACTTAACCGTGACCGGCGCAGCGAACCCCGTTATCGCCATCGGCGGCACAAGCTTTATTGACGCCTCCCCCGGCGCATTTTATACGCGCGGCGGCTCGGGCGGGATATATTATTGGCAAAACGCGGCTGCATCCGTGAGCTATGCGGCTTTTAATGGCACTAATACTTACAACAACAGTGGCGTCTGGAACGTTTTTTCTAATCGCGATATTAAACAGGACATCTCTCCTTACACCCGCGGCCTCGACGCAATCCTCGCGCTTAAACCAGTCAGCTATCGTTATCGGGCTGGATCCCCGTTTCATCGCGACGAGCCGAGTGACCTGTATATCGGGCTGATCGCCGATGAGGTCGAGCCGCATATGCCCGAGCTCGTCAGCGAATTCACCGATGACAAAGGCGGCACCGTCGCAACGCTTGCGCCGGGGAATCTGGTTTATGCGTTGATCAATTCCGTCAAAGAGCTCGCGGCGCGGCTCGATGCGCTCGAAGGCGCGGCATGACCGGCTGGATCGAGGCTGACGGGCTCCCCGTGCCGATCGCCGAGGCGCCATTGCCTGCCGCCGCCTGCGACGGCGATATCCGGATCGTTTGGGATAACGTCAACACGCTCGGCGATTGGGCGCTCGCCGAGGGCGATCTCGAAACCGGCCAGGATCTCGAAACCGCCTGCTTGGTGTCGCTGTTTTCCGATCGCCTCGCGACGCCCGATTTCACGCCGACCGATGGCACCAGCGACACCCGCGGCTGGTGGGCGAGCTATTACGACGACAACCCGGTGATCGGCTCGAATCTGTGGCAGCTCGACCGCGCGAAGAAAACCCGCAACACGCTCGGGCT